CCAAGTTGCCATGAGCAAGAGGTTGTCGTCGCGGCAACCATTGAATGGCTGCAAAACACTCAAACCTTGATGCAAGATGAAGACCTCGGAAAAAATTGACCTCATTGCGCCAGCGTTGCTGGCTGCTCAGAAGGAAATCAACAATGCCTCGAAAGACGCCAAGAACCCGCACTTCCGTAGCTCCTACGCAAGTCTCGGATCGGTCATCGAAGCAATCAAGGAGCCGTGCAACAAGCACGGGATTGTCATCCTCCAAACGCTCGCTGAGGGAGAGACGGGACTTCATTTGTCAACTCGCGCCATCCACTCTTCAGGCCAATGGATCGAAGACACCGCCTTCAGCCCCTTGCCCAAAGCTGACCCGCAAGGAGTTGGAAGTGCTACTACATACCTGCGCCGATACTCACTCGCTGCACTTATGTGCATCACTCAGGAGGACGACGACGGGAATGCGGCTAGCGGAAGAGTTGCGCCAAGCGCACCAAAAGTTGAAAGCAAGCCAGTTAAGCAAAACAACAATCCTTTCTGATCTTTGTTAGACCAACCAAATACAACCATGCAATACGACAATACGAATAAGGGTGTTCTGTTCCGCAATCAGGAAAAGGGTGAGGGCGACAAGAAGCCCGACTACACCGGCAAGCTCAACGTAGCTGGCAAGGAGTTCCGCCTTGCTGGCTGGCTCAAGGAGTCCAAGACGGGAACCAAGTTCCTGTCCCTGTCTCTCTCCGAGCCCAAAGCGAAGGGGTCTTCCGATGAACTTTAAGAATGACGACAATGAGCTCTGCAAGCTCGCAGTCATTGCCTTCGCCCTTACAGTCGGTTTATGCGCCATCATTTATTGGTGCATTCAAGGAAGTCTGTGACTTGAGTGACGCCAACTGGTCGCTCAAGTTGCTGCTTATCGACATCCAGCATGAACTCAGTCTGGTGAAGATTGGGTTCAGAACTTGGGAGCAAGCCTCAGAAACGATAAACAAACGAATAGAGGACAAATTAAATGGAACACCAAGTTCTTAGTGTGTCCGTTGACAAGGACGATCTTGATCTTCTTGGATTGAAAATTGGTCCTTCAAGCGGATATGCCAGAACTACAACTCGTCCACAAAAGTACATTCACCACGTTGTGGCCGAACGCATGGGTTTATCTTGGAATAAGAAAACTCAAGTCATAGACCACATAAATCGAAACAAGTTAGACAACCGTAGGGATAACCTACGAGTTGTTTCTAGGTCTAAAAATATTGTAAATAGCGTTAAGTGCGATAAGGCAAAGGGCTACACAAAAGTTGCGTATGGATGGTATGCAAATATCATGCGCGATGGATCAAGGCTCTGTAAGTTTTTTCGCACAGAGCATGAGGCTCAAGAATATGTAAAAAGCATGAGAGAGAAATATGACAACTAACCATTGGTACACGAAGGAAGGGATTGCGGCTCACACGCAGCCGACGCTGTCCAAGACGGCGAAGAATCCCAACCGAGCCACAACAATCAAGGATGCTAGGAAGCTAAAGCTTCTGCCGTCAGTCACCTCCATCCTGAAGCTCATCCACAATGAGATGCTTCAGCGGTGGAAGTACAGGAAGGTGGTCGAAGCTTGCTTCAACCGTCCCGTTATTGGGGACGAGAGTCTTGAGGAGTACATCGACTTCATCTTAGCCAAAGCGTTTGATGAGGCTGATGATGCCGCGCAGTTGGGGACTAGGATTCACAACTGTATCGAAACCTTGGTAAAAGGCGATAATTTGGCATATCCTCAGGACATCATCAACTATGCTGAGGACGCCATCAACAAGATGGAGACCCTTGGCATCAATGTGGTGGCTTCTGAGTTCGTAACGGTTAATCCAGAGTATGGGTATGCCGGAACCACCGACATAGCCTTTAAAGCGAAGGATAGCGACCTTTGTGGCATTCTGGACTTCAAGTCCAAGCGTACCCATGAGGGCGAGCCGGTCATCCCGTCGTTTGGTCACGCTGCTCAACTTGCGGCCTACTACGCCTCCTACTGGAAGGACAAGTGGGAGGACGGCTACTTCAAGAAGGCCATAGGCTACAACATCTACATCTCAACGACCGAGCCGGGGCGCATCGACGTAGTCAAGTACGACGGTGATCAACTGGCTAAGGAGTTTGAGATGTTTGAGAACGCCTGTGGCATCTGGCGGTGCAAGAACAATTACGATCCACGATCTTGATGAGGCGTACACCTCTCAGGCGGGTGAGTCGAAAGCGGGCGCAAGCCCTGAAGATTTATCGCGTAAGTAAATCCGACTACCTATCAGTCCATCCGACCTGTGAGGTGTGCTCCGAGTCAGATGCCACCGACATCCACCACAAACTACCGCTCGGCAGAGGTGGGAAGCTGAATGACGCATCTATCTTCCTAGCTGTTTGCCGAGCTTGTCACGACAGAATTCATCACGACCCAAAATGGGCAGAACAACAAGGCTACCTACTCAAATGGACAAACGAGAACTCGAACATCACGAAGAACAAGTAATGGCTGCGCTGGTGTTGGACATCCGCGACTGCCAAGACCCTGTCGATCAATTCAAGCTAATTGAACGCTACAATGCATTTGTCACAGCTAGAGCCAAACGCTTGGAAAGCGAAGCCATTAGAAAAACCGCTAAGGGTTGAGCATCGCGGACAGCTTCTCTTCCATGTCACATCAGAATCCAAGGAAGAGGAGTTTTATGTCTGTGACCTATCCCTCCATCACGGCATGGGTGAATGCTCATGCCGCGACTGGATGGCTAGATGTGGTCCGCGCATAAGGGCTGGAGCAACCCCGATTGACTACCCCCATGTGGAGCGTGTTAATTGCAAGCACATCCACGCCTGTCTGCTATGGTTGGGGCATGAAGTTGTACGCCGTAGCTAAATGACAGATACACCCTACTGCAATGGAACTTGGTCCAAAGCTAGATTCCGTTCGTTCGTTATATCTGCACTCAGGCGAGCTTCAGGACGATGGGCTCCAAAGTATGCCTGTAAGAAAGCAGCCCGCGTTGCGCGGAACCAGTACCGATGTGCCTCATGTTCCCAAGTTGTCGGGAACTCAGAATGTCACGTTGACCACATCAATCCCGTTGTGGACCCAGTTCTCGGATTCCAAGGTTGGGATGTTTATGTGGAACGTCTTTTCGTCGAACGAGACGGCTACAGGTTGCTTTGCAAAACCTGCCATGCCGAAGTCACGCAAAAGCAGAGAGAAGTGAGAAAGGCTAACAAGAAATGAAGACCGATGGCATATTCACAGCCCACAATGTAAAGGTGGAGGCTGAGATTGGGAAGCCTTTTAAGCTGATTCCGTTTGGCGACATCCACAGGGATTCGGATATGTTCGCCCACAGCCATTGGCAGGAGTTCTTGGCTTACGCCAAAGCTCAGAAGAATGCTATTTTCCTAGGCATGGGGGATTACACCGATGGGGTGAGCACGTCTGAACGTATCGTCCTGTCGGATGTAAATTTACACGACACAACCAAAAACACACTCAAAGATGTTTACAAAGGCGTTACGAAGACTCTGGTCAATGAGCTTGGATGGATGCGCGGTAGGGTTATTGGCCTTCTTGGCGGCAATCACTACTTTGACTTTGGCGATCAGACTACCGATCACGTTCTTGCGTCGGCTTTGGGCGGGAAATATCTGGGGGTGTGCGGATTCATCCGTCTCTCGGTCGGCCTCAAAGGAACGGGGAAAAGGGTAGCTCTGGACATCTTCGCCCATCATGGGAAGGGGGGAGGAGCCACCCCAGCGGGTCAGTTTGGGTCCATTGAGAAGATGGCTAGCACGGCAGACGCCGACATCTACCTCATGGGCCACACCCACGGCAAGGGATGCCTACCCTCCAGTCCGCGCATCAAGCTGGTAAGCACCAAGAACGGGGTGGAGGTCCGCGAACGTACCCCTTGGCTAGGCCGCACAGGCTCCTATTTGAAGGCTTATGAGTCTGGGAGGGCCTCCTACAACGTGGATGCGGGTAGGTCGGCTTGCGCCCTAGGCTGGATAGAGTTTGAAATTACCCCTGTAAGAGTCCGTAAGGACAACCAAGACCTCATAGAACTGCGGATTAGGGGTACGTCCTAAAAGCCTCAGAATAGGCCCTAGAATCAATTTTAAGACGATTTGACCTAAAATGGCTATGTGGGTATAGGCTAAGTGGTCAAAATGGCTTAAAATAGACGGAAATGACCTCAGACGCAGGCCCGCCCATCTACAGGTTTAAGCCAGAGGTGGAATGTGTCCTGACGGAACGGTCAGGAACACTAACGGTCCTAGAAGCCAATAGGCAGCGGTTTACGCTAGTAGGGGTTTCACCCCATCCAGACGGTGGGCAACCCACCTATCTGGGAGAGATTTGGTCAGGCGTCAACGACGGCCTGAAGTTCTGGCTAGAACCGGGGTGGTACGAACGAATCAGCGAGTGGGCTGACCCTGCGTAGCCTCATCATCCTGCTGCTGGGCAAGCCTGTAAGCCATCATGTTGCGCTGGCTTGAGTTCAAGAACCTGTCAAGATTGTAAGCTGCGTTTCTGTAAGCCTTAGAACCTTCTGGATCAACAAAAAGCAGATAGGCTTCGTTGATCCGATAGTTTCGGATGGAACGAGAAATGTCTGAGAACCATCCGCCTAGAATCTTACCGCGCTGAGCACCAATGCTTCCGGCTCCTCCTTGACCCGCACCAACCCCCATAGAAACACCTGACGCAGCAAGCGTGGTTTCCGGTCTAAAGTCATAGACTTTTGCTCCATACTGCTCAGCCTGTTTCAGGATGTCGGCAGAAGGTTTGGCAAACTTGTCCTTCAGATCATTGAATGAGTCCTTGCCAATCAAAGCCATCAACGACTTTCTTTGGCGAATAGCGGCATCGCTTTCTCCGTAAAACAGATTTGTCACCTGCTGTAATGCCAGAGTCTTATCACCGGGGCCAGAAGACTTCTCAATCGCATTGAAGAATACATCCCTAGCAACAGACTTACGCAGGTCATCAGCAAGTTTGGCTCGCCTAATAACCTCATTGGCTGGCAAACCAGCCTTACGGACGGACGGACCTTCAAGGGAATCAACCAACCTCTTTACGTTGTTTTCTCCAGCGTCAAGCAATGCAAACGAATAACGACTGTTTTTAGACGTATCTGGATTGAGATTTAAGTCAGTCGAATTAAAAAGCTCAACCAAGGGATCACGCCTAGCCTCGGCAAGAAGCCGCTCGGACTCATTGTAATCAATCTTACCCTTTCGGGCTAAATCTTTCAGCTTCGTCAAATTCCTCTTCTGATCTGCTGGAGTTCCGCTAGTCAGGTAGTCCACATAGGCACGCTGATAGCGAACACGCGCCTCTGCTCCATTTGTTCCAATGGAAACAGCATCGTTTAGGAAATTATTGACCTGATCGACAGACATTCCGACTTCGTTGGAAAGTCTGGAAAGCGTAGCAATCTCATCTGACGTTCCAAGATTGAGACGCTCAACAGGAAACTTATTACGACGAAGAGCATCAAGTCTCTTGGAGAGCTTTTCTACGTCAACTACACGCGCCAACTGATCTACGCCAGACAGGTTGAGCAAGCTGCTTTCGACAAGTTCATCGCGGATGGCATTAAACGTCTGAGCCCTAAACACATTGGCAGCCGCCTTGGAAGCATTGTCTCCCATCCCGCGAAGAGCAGCAGCATAGGCGTTAATCTCATCTATCGCGGACTTCGCGCTAGGAGACTCCATGATCTTCACCACATCTCCAATCAAACCGCGCTGCAAAAGCGGAATCACAGACTCGCGTTGATCTTCCTCAAATCCAGTAGTTGCCTGTGCTACTGCCCTAGCTGATTTGTTGGCTTTCTTCAGGGCAGCAAGCTTAGTGGGATCAGCAGCCTTCATGTACGCCTCTGATGCGTCTACAATCGCACCATAAGCCTGAGCAGCTACACGATTGGCATACCTAGGCTCCTTGCCAGCAGCAACAAGCTCAGAAGCGATGTCATTTCTGATGCGAAGGAAACTGCTTCGACTAATATTTCCGTTGTCGTCAATCAACGTAGAAAGACGCTTTGCGGCACTTTCAATACTGTCCTTAATTTCCTGACGAGCATTCTTGTCTTTAATTCGCCTATCAAGATATGAAAACATCAAGTCCTTCGTTAGGACTCGTTCGTTAATCTTGATTCCAGAAGCGGCATAAAGAGCATCAAGCCCTTCATCAACGGAAAGTTTTGCGGCCTCAGCATTCCGCATTACATCTTCTTTACGCTTGGAAGCTCCAACAAGAATGCTTCCGCGTGAAATGCCAAATACATCGTCTATCCCCGATGTGTAAAGAGAGTATTGCTTTGCCGCTTCTACTCCAGCGGCCCTAGCCTGAGCCTCAAATATAGGAAGGTCAGCAGCGCTCTTTTTAGCCGCTTTGTCAAGTGCAGCGTCAGCCGCCTGTTTTGCAGCATACGCATCCCTTGCGTTCTTCTGAAGAACCTCAAGCTTTCCGATAGCTCCAGTAGCTATAAGACGCTTGGCAACATCTTCAGTATTTTTAGCTCCAGCAAAATGGCTTATAACCTCAGAGCCAATATCGGCACCTAGATTATTAAGGCGTTCAACGACAAATGGTAGTCCGTCAGAAATTGATTTCTTCTCAATAGGCTGATAGCCTTCAAGAAGCTCTCCAAGCATATACCTAGGTCCAAAACGCTCTTTCGTAAGCTGCTCAGCACGCTGTGCGGCTTGCTCTGCTGCTGTTGCACGATAGGAAACGCGAGTGCCAATGCCTGAAACAACCGCTGGAATGACAAACCGCAATCCAGCCTCGGTGAATGAAGACGGAGCTTGAAACGCAGCTTCAAGGAAGCTCTTGTCGCTTTCGATAGCCCTAGCAGTTTCGGATGCAGCAGTCTGCAATCCAGCGTTTGCTAGAAAATTAACAACACCCTGACCAGCCTTTAGATTGTCAGCAGCAAGTCCAAAAATCTTGTTTGTCTGAGCTATGCGAAGTGGAACGGCAGGACCAAACGCCATTGCGGCACCTACCTGACCCGGCCTATACTCCTGTCCAGAAATCATTGACTCAAGGGCCTGAGCTCCAAGCTCGCTCAAACCGAGAGCTCCTGTCATCGTTGCAGCGGCAGCGGGAAACGAAAGCGGAGCAGTAGCCAAACCTGCGGCCACAGGAACTCCATAGCGTGCAACGGCTGGAGGAACAGCCTCGGCAAATTCCCTAGTGCCAGCCTCAAGTGCTTGCATTCCAGCCTCAGCCCTAGCCTGAGCTTGGGCTGGAGTCATTCCAGTAATAGTGGAAACAGTTTCAGGTTGCTCAGCTTTTAAGGCTGAACGTCCAGACATAGCATCAGATACGAAGGCATCAATCTCCTTCTCCGTAGCCCCAGCAGAGGCTAGTTCCAGAACCTTCTGCTTGATCTGGTCTTCAAAAGTTGCCATGTAAGTGTTACTCGGGCTGACCGCCAAACTCAATCGGTGATAGTCCGTACTTTTTCAAAACGCTATTTGCTGCGTCAATGTTGGGCTTAGGCGGCAAACGCAGCGGACTTGTTCCTTGCTCTGGCTTGCCAGTCAAACGTCCAAAAACACGACTCATTCCTTCTGACTTCTTGCCAGACGACGTTGACCTTGCAGACTCAGACATAAAGTTCTGCAAAGGATTGTTTTTGTAGAAGTCGCTGGTGAGAGCACCTTCAGAAGGACGAACGCCACCCTTTTCGGATGAGCTTAGGAACTCAGCCCTAGCAAGCTCGCGTGCGGCAACAGCATCAGAGAAAGCCATGAAGTACATGGCGGCTTCTGGGCTATCCCCAAGCGACGTAATCGTATCCTCAAGAAGTTGACGCTCTTGATTGGTGATTTGACCCTGACCTTTCATCTTTGCAGCAGCGGTCAAAGCCATGCTCTTGTAGGTTTTCTTCAAAACCTCAGTAGGAGCCGTGTCAAATGTGCCGGGGAACACAGCATTAACACCCTTCATCATTGCCAGCTTAATGCCCGCTGCCGGACCCTGAAGAGCTTCACCGCTTTGAATCAGTTCACGGGCAATGCGGTTTTGGTCCATGATCTCTGTGTACTTTGGTACACTTGAGAAAATTGATCCACGAAGATCAGCATAAGACTTTTCTTCAGCAGTAGCCCTAGCGACTAAACGGGCTTCCTTTTCTTTTTCCTCAGGCGTAGGAATAGGCTGACCGCTACGAAGAGCTTCGATTGCAAGCTCAGATTGTTCTTTGGGAGTTAATTCACGTCCAAGTTGAGCCATCCTTGCATCAACCAAGCTTCCATAAAGCACATCAACCATTGGAAGCCGTTTGGTAGGAGTAGGCAAACCAAGTTTTGTGGTTTCAGCACGCAGCTTACCAATTTCTGCTTCTTGCTGAGCACGCTTAAGATAGAAGGCTTCTCCAGCCAGCTTTTGTTCGTCGGTAAAGCGAGACAGCGCAGCACTAGAGATAGGAGCGGGAACCTTTCCTCCGCCAGCGCGAAGCAACTCTGCGTATTCTGAAGCTGCTTTCTGATCCTGAGTTTGCTTGCCAAGCTGGGCAAGATTGAGAATATTGTTCAGCGCAGAGCCAATATTCTTCGCCACAGCAGAACGCTCACGCAGCGATACATTCGGGTCCGCCACAGAAGCCAGCAAGGTGTTTACCTGAGCACCAGCCTCGGGATTGACCTGAGCCAAGAACGGCTGAAGAGCCTGTCCAAGTTTCTCCGCGCTCTTTACCTCAGCCTCAAGTTGCTTGTTCTCCTTCTGCTGTTGGACGTAAGACTCAAAGCCTTTCAGAGCTCCGCCAACAGCCGCGCCAATCCCCTGCGCCTGCATCTGAGCAGACTGTCCAGCAGCCTGTAGGAACGGCGTGTAGTCAACCGCCGAAAGCTCGGGTCTAATCTGACTTCCAGTTGCGACGGCCATAGTTTTAGAGATTAACCACCACCAAAGGGCTTGCCAAAGAATCCACCACCCGCAGCCGTACCAGCTGCTCCAAGGAGGCTACCAAAAATTTGACCCGTAGCCGCAGCCTGAGCTCCCGCAGCCTGAGCCTGAGAGCCATAGATGGCGGTCTGATAGCGGCCAAGATTGGCCTGATTCTGCATAGCCAGATTGAGAGCAGCGTTGTAGTCCACAGCACGGGGGCCAATCGGCTGAGCTCCCAACTGCTGGGTGAAGCCCTGCTGTTGAGCCCCATATCCCAAAGCTCCCGTAGAACGGCCAAGGATGTACTGGAGCGGGTCAGCCGCCATAGCCTTGTTCATCCCAAAGGCCAACTGACCATACTGCCCAGCCTCAGCCCGACGCCGCGCCATAGCATCCTCACGATTGAGAATCTCAGCCGCTACGGAAGACTGATCGCCAATACGCCCACGGGCCAACCCAGCCGTCCGCGCAGCCTGCTGAGACAGACGTAGGTCTTCAGGGCTAAGACGCTCGGCCCTAGAGAAGGCTTTCTCCGCAGCCTGAAGGCTCAACTCAGCCAAACGGGCCGAATAGGGGTCAGCAGCCCTAGCAGCCGCCGTAGCCCGCGCTCCCATGCCCTCCACAGCCGCAATGTCAGCCTCCCGCTGCTTGGCAAGCTGTTCACGCTCAAGCTCCCCAGCCTGACGAGCCGCCCGCGACTGTAGGCCCAGAACCCCGCCCATATACGTCTCCAAGTCAGCCAGATTGAGCTTGGCGTACTCAGGGCGCATAACCCGCTCCACATCCAGCATCCGCTTCTGAAGCTCGGGGTCGGACATGACCTCAGCCGTGCGGCGGTATTCATCAGCCATGCTAACGGGAGTCGGAGGAGGGGGAGCGGCTGGAGTTTTAACGGAGGCCATAGTCTTTGACGCCTAGTTTAGCACAGAGAAGACTCGTATCATAGGCTCTGAAGCTGCTGTTTTTGCCCTTGTTACGAGTCCAACCGATGAATGGCAGGAAGTAGGGAGCTTGGGAGATGAACCACTCCAAACAGCCCTTTCCTCCCGCGTAATGGACATACCAGCAATCGGGCGACTCTGGATGCCAGTCTACCTCCCCTATCTCCTTCCTGACAGGCTTGGCTAGAAGCAGCCTATCAGGAGTGGAGAACACATACCCATGACACAGATAGAACCCCAAATCCTGCTCAAAACTCCAACCCTTGGACTGGTAGTAGGACTTGGCTTGTTCTATCGGACTCAAAACCTGACTAGTCGTTGGTAGTTTTTGCGTGGAGGTAATACGTCGTTCCACCAACTACAATCGTAATGGTGCGGTCTGGAGAAGTAGGACTAACCGTATTCACCGTATTTCCAATGGAAATCGCACCAGTAATCATGGCAATTCCATTCACGGAAAGATCATTCGATGTGCTGATGGTTCCACCAGTCGTCAGGGTGCCATTAACAGTAAGATTATTGGAGCTATCCCACGTCGGCGCACCCGTGGAAAGCTTAGTAGGAGTAACACCTCCATTGGCTATCTGAAGCTGTCCGCTAGACACCTCAAGCCCGCCACCACTAGCACAAGCTCCACTTGACCCAGATACGAAGGTAGCTGCATCAACAAGGTTATTCAACTTGGTTGAAGTAATCGTGTCTGGAGACGTAAAGGTAGTTCCCTTGGATAGAACAGCGATTGGCATGATTAAACGAGATTGATGGTGTAAACGGTGCCTCCGGTTTGGGCTTTGAAATCAGTACCATCATACCAGATGCACCCATCTTGGGCTCCTGATGGGGTAGTTCCTCCAGTACTGGATAACTTCAAGATATTGTCTACGGTTACGCGATCAGACGAGACGTACAACCTAGCCGTGCCGCCACCCGAGAAACCGATCTTATTCGTACTATCGTAGTACATCCCAGTATCGGTATCGGCAAACGTGAACGCAGGGGCTGATGCGGTTCCGTTGTTGGTGGCCTTTACGAGATACCCACTAATCTGACCACCAGCATTGATCTGACCGTTGGATGAGATAGTTCCGCTTGAAAAGGTAGTTCCCGTTACGCTTAATCCATAGTTAGGCTGCAACTGACCACTATCATCAATAGCTACTGCTGAAATCTCACTAGTGGTTCCAACGGGAGTTACGCGAAACTCCATTTCCGTACCGTGTGCAGTAGTAGTCCACGCTTCAGATGTTTTTAACCTAATCTGAGCGTTTCCAGTCCAACTACTACCATCGTAGCCAACCAATTTAAATGCGCTGATGCGTCCAGAAGGAATTGCAGTAGGAGCCGAGGGACTTCCATCAGCACTCCACCCTTCAAAGTTGGGGGTTCCTGCGTAATGGTAGTTACGGATTAGTCCGCCGCCGTTTGTTCCTTCAACGTAAAGCCCTGTGGACGGGGTTATTTTTACGTCGCCATCATCTCGGACTACCAAACGATCAGAACCGCCTTTGCTGCGAAGTCTTACCGTACCATTCGTTACATTGCCGGGAGTAAGAAGAACAGACCCGTTGTAGCCAGCTACCGTGGTGTACTCGTTGCCTAGAACGTCAACCTGACCACCGCGAGTATCTCCGTCAGAGCCACCTCCGTTTACACGGATAATTGAGGTATCGAAACCATCTGTGGTAGTGGATGACAGAAGGCACGCGCCATCCAGCTTCAACCATCCTCCAGTAACCCTAGGAATGTTTAGGATTCCATTGCGAACAGTTAGCGAGTTGAACTCAGCATCACCAGTTCCTTTGATTCTCCAGCCAGATGATCCGCTAACAAACCCAGATGACTCAATAATTCCAGAGCCCGGTGTTGTTCCATCGCTAATTGTTATTGATCTGCTGGTTATTACTCCAGATGTAATCTTACTAGCCGATACTTCCTGAATAAGGGCGTTCTTAATGTAAACCGTACTACCGATCACGGTGAATGGCGACTCCTGCGCTGTTCCATCTGAGTTGATGATGGAGAAGTAGTCGGCTTCAATTATGAATTGAGTGCCTTTGGCGGTGTATGCACCACTCACCGTGTACGTCTCACTTCCAGCACCAGAAGGCAGTCCGTATGTGAACGTAGTCGTATTGCTTACGGTAACCGTGTAGGTTCCATTGGGATTAGTCGTGGAATACCCAAGTCCCATCATGCTCACTAGATTTCCGTTAGAGAATCCATGAGCCGTAGCAGTAACGATGGTAACGACACTTCCAGACCTAGTTGCTGAAGAGATGAGCTTCCCGCCGTCCTGATTTGTAGCCCTGAACCCTACAATGCGCTGGCTAGGGCCAGACGCCGTAGGAGTCACCATCAAGACGTACTCATCCGCAATGCTGTCTACCCTAGTGTCCTGATAGCGATTCCACACCCCAGACTCGTAACGATAAAGGATATTGTTCTCTGACGTGTTGATCCATACATCTCCCTCATTAGGAAGTGCCGGTTGGGTAGCAGACCGAGTGATCTTCTTAGCTAGATTGGTCGTAATTGTATCCGTGACGGGCCAAGAAGCTACAGTCGCAAACACAGGTCCAACTACGTTGGAAAACCTACCATTCCTAGCCTCAACCTTGATCCAGTAGTACTTGGCTGTACCAGCCACAAGATTCTCGCGGAAGAACGTCCTTTGATCCTGACCTACGAAGTAAGACGGAGAGGCTGGAAGCGTGCTGGTGCTGCTCTCGTAAATCCACGTCTTTAGGGGTTGGGTGTTCTGCGTCCAAGACCAACTAAGCTGGATGGATTCAACCCCAGAAGAATAGGTCAACCCTGTAGGATCGTTAGGCGTAATCCCATCATCTGGGGCATACCCATCAGAGTTGGTCGCGCCATTCCAAATGGCGTTCTCTACCAGCTTGTTAAGCCGATCAGCAGTTGCTTGATGATTAACCCAGTCTTCCTTCCGATTAGAGAAGGTATAGCCTGACTTGATGATGCCCATTATTCAGCACTCGTTGTACCGCCGTTTTGCAACGCACCAGTAATCTTGATAGCCCTCACCTTGGGCCGTCCACGGGTAGGCGTCACAGTAAGCTGCGCTCCATACCCACGTTTGTTTCCAATGCGTCCTCGAAGGGAGATGTCCTCGGACGATGGTACATAGTTACCAAAGATAGAGAAAACACTTCCAATGCTTACGGTTGAATCTGGATTCTCAATCTCTGAGGAAATGCTAGCATCAGACTCCACATTACTTGCGCTTTCCAAGTGAAGCTCGTAGGAGTTAAACCTCTTCCTGTCCATCGTGGAGTAGGTGTATTGACGAGTGGTAAGTATGGAATTGATGGCAAGGGTAGTGACCGTAGCTGGCGAAGACAAAGACAAGCAAACCGTATCGTTGTAGTCGTTATCCCTAACGCCAGTTTCGTCAATCATGTGAATCCCTCCTTCCTTGCTGATCGTGTGCAAACGATTGGTCGTACCTGCACCAGAACGGACAAATCCAATGATGTTCCAATTGGGGCTATTAATTAGATCAATGGACTCCCATCCCTGATTGAGGAAGTTATAGATCAGGATGGCATTGTTTACCGTAGAATCGTCCAACGCAACGGCTAGGTAGTAACGATTGTCGTGATAAATGCCAATGGCACTAGACGCATAAGACTTATTAATCCTAGCCATCAGAGGATTGATAGGCTCTGATAATGGAAGAGTAGACCCGCGCAGGTTGTAAAGCTGGTCAAAGTCTACGGCATAGACCCCATTGTCAGACAGGAAAAGAATCTGATTTCCAATCTGAACAATAGACTTCCTAGCAACACATCCAACCTCACGGGTAATCTCCTGAACGGAGCTATTGCCTAGGTCTGCCCCAACCCCACGAATTAAATGGATGGAGTTACGAGCAAAGACTACGAGGTTATCCTCAGCAAAAGGCTGGAGGCCAACGATGTAGTCCGCGCTACCAGAAGCTATGCGGAACTGATTCTCGATCTGATCGTAGGTGTCCTGATCTAGGATGTCTGAAGCAATGAGTTCATCCTTGGTATTCCTAGAAGTAATCGTAGGATTGCCTGACGTTCCAGCCATCGTGTAGTTGAACGGCATCCACAATCTACGCTGGTGGTAGATGGCCCAAGGTGGCGCGGGCATATGGGTGAACCCTAGCCCAATGGACTGACGTTTACCTACGGCAATCGTAGCATCCGTGATGTCGGCAGCATCCGCACGGAAGGAGAAAGTGGTGGAAGTAACCGCAAACACCCGATACTCCGTAAGAGGGTTCAGATCGGTGTTTCCGCGATCACTCACCATCACTAGGTCACCAACTTCAATGACGTGACCAGTAGCGGTAACCGTGACCACTCCATCAACAATATCCGTGTTTAGGGCGGTATCGTAAACTACTGGCTGGGTGTAATTGCCGTTAGGAACAAGTTCAAAGGCTGTAGTTACCGTAGCCGCAGAAACATTCCATCCACTTGAGTTCGATCCAGAGTTGTCGTAGTGGATTTCGGTAGCCGTCACGTTTTTCACCGTGAACGTGCCATTGGGGTTGGTCGCTCCATAGGACGTAATGCCAGCAACGACAATGATGTCGCCTTTCTGAACATGATGATGGCTGGCAACGGTAATGCGAACTTCGTTCCCTTGCCTTAGGGCTGAGACAATAGTAGGAACAAATCCATGCCATTCAAAAGCTACCTTCCCATCTCGGAACACAAAGAGGTTCTCAAAAGCCTGAATAAGCGTGCAATCAGACTCAACGGTCTGTCCCGTTGGGTAGTTAATCGTTGTAGGAGCTAGCGTTGAGGTATTGATTAACCTAACCGAGCTTGTGGTAGCCAGCGCAATGTACTCCGTATTGGATGTCGTAGGGTCAGAGTACAGACAAGTTCCATAGATGGCAGCTACCGCCGCATCATTGATGACAGGAGGTGAAGCATCGTTAAGATTGAACGGAAGGACTAGGGCAGACCCAGAGTTGGCAATATTGCCAAAGACGTTCCTGTAGCCCTTACGAGTCTGCCAAGCACCATCCACATCCATGCGCCCATTCTGGCTTACGGCGACCTCTCCAGACTTAAGCTGGTCTGGACGCAGACGTTGATTGACACGGACGAAAGCCGTGTCCCCGTCATCTACCAACTGACTATCCAGCCGACCAAATGAGGCGTAGCGAGGCATACGCCCATTCTATCAGAACTACTTCACGCCCTTACGGGCAAAATGCGTTCCTTTGATCGTTCCCTTGTTCTGGCTAGCGTAGAAGACTTCCTTGCCCTTTTTAGGGCCGTATTCCGCCTTCATGGCGGCCATAATCTTCTTACCTTTCTTTGTGAGAGGCATTATTTGCAGCCCTTTCGCTGGCAGCAGCCATTGCCCTTCATCTTCTCGCCATACTCCATCATGCGCTCCTTCTTGCCTTCGGAACGCTCATGGCGCATCATCTGCTTCTTGGACTTGTACTTCTCGCCGGTTTTGCTCATAGAATTAACACTCCCATGCCCGTCTGCTCCAATAGTTGGCAGACAGCTTGTTAGTTTTGCCTTTGATACCACCTGAACGGGCGCAATAGGACTTCTTACGCTCAGGATTGGACTTCTTGATGGTCATGTTGGCGTCGCCAAACCTAACCACCTTGGACTGTCCGTTCTGACAGGCCCGCACCACAAACTTCTTCCCACCCTGCACATCTCGGCGGGGCTTGTTGCACGGAAGGTCTCGCGGATTCATCGCTTAGCTCTCCGATAGCGTACCACAATGGAGTAGACACCAGCCGCAATGGCTAGAAGGGAGGCTAGGATGCGGAGGCCCCAGTCAATCTGCTCCTGCCAAGCGGCAATGCTACTGGTGGCACTCACCATTGCTAGGACATCACTACCTACTTGGCGTGGGACGTTCATTTGACGCTCCTAATTGCCATCTTCTGCTCAGTACGCACCCCGAACCAATAGCCAACTGAGATGGAGAACATCCCAAAGGTGGAGGTGATGATGAAACTCATAAGCTCTGGATTGCTATCACGATACCACACCGCGAGAATCATTGAGCTCACCCAAAGGGCCAAAGTGAGGCCGGGACGGAACAGGGCTAGAACGTCGGAAGCCCACCCCGAATTGGCCTTCAGCCCAGCTTGGGCGTCTATGGCTTTCCCGAAGGTTTGAGCGTTGCCCTCCTCAATCGTCGATCTGAGGGCTATGTCTGCCTTCTGGAGGTCAATCTGGGAGGCCAGCTTTAGCTCCTCCAGCTTCATCTGATGCTTCTCCCTAGCCTCCTTCATGGAGAGCCACTTTTGGAAGATGGCTCCCCCTAGTCCTAAAATGGACCCTATCGGTCCTGCGAGTAGAGTGGATAGGTCCATGAAATAGGCCTTTAAACGGCCATTGCTTGCGTTTTAAGGCGATTTGGGGAATTCCGCTACCTTCCCCTCCTCTTTGGGCTTAATCGCTTCTAATAGGAGTTCTGCCGACTTTCTGAGGATTTCGTGCTCTTCAGCAGTTAGAGGAGCACGGCGGCTCGCGGCATATAGGTTATTGAGGGCTTGTTCAGTAGTCATCGCCTTATTGAGTTAATTAGCTTTGGTTTTGTCAAGCCTGTAGACGGCCACCACAGTTCCTAAGTAGTTTTCCTTAGTTACGCGATAGAAGGATTCTGTATGCCTATTGGCGTCGCCTGACATTATCCATCCATCTTTGTCCTTCTGGACAGCTCTATGCACTATGGGGCTCTTGTTGTAGGGAGCGTGATAAACCAAGATTTGGCCTAGCCTAATGGCGTCGTAATTAGCCACCGTAACGACATACTCCCCTCCCTGAAGGAAGGGTTTCATGCTTCCCGTATGGCTTACCTGCCAAGCCCTCTCCCCAGCCCTTACCTCCACCTCCCTGACATAGACGGGAGGATTGTCCTTAACAGGCTCCCATCCTACAAACAAAAGCCACCCCGCGCCTATCAGGCAAACGTAGGTGGCTAGGCAGAATGGGAACTTGGTGAAGGCAGCTTTTAGCTGCTCACGCACGGGTTAGCCCAAGATTGGCCGAGATGGAATCAAGCTGGTACTCGTCATCATTGACGGTTTCAGACCAGCCATCCCATTGCTCCTGCGTCATCGACACATTGCCGTTCTTGAGCACCACCACCGTGGTCTGCTCGGGAACAGCCGCGACAATCACCGAGCCGTCCGTGGGATCAAGCTGCTCGGGAATCGGAGGGACCACCGTGACCTCCTGCAACTCGTAGTAGTACGACGGCGGCGGGCCGAGACCGATGGAGCGGATGTAGAGCGTGTTGGCGGTGGCCGGATAGACGGCGACGGGCGAGATCGAGGTTTGCATGGGTGAAGATTAGTTGTTTTCGAGTGCAGCCACACGGACGCGTAGAGCTTTGATTTCGGCAACAAGAACTGGAACGAGCTTTGAAGCATCCAATGCCCAACGATTAGTGATCGTGTCGGGGTCGGAATCGCCAACCGCCACCGCTTGCGGAAACACCGCATTCAACTCTTGAGCGACAAACCCAACGGTGTCCTTTTCGCCTGTCTTCCAATCAAAGATACGCGGCTTGATGGAATCAATGATTGCACCGCTGTTGGTGAAATCGCGGATGTTGGTTTTGAGACGAACGTCAGATGTGGAATTAAAACCAGTTGTGGTGTTTGAAACCGTAATCGTTCCGACCTCGGTTTCAGAGCGCTGTAGACTGACTAGGGTGTGGGTCGCACTACCACCAGATGAATCATCAAATACAACAACCGGAGTGCTCGAAGCATCTGCTCCGATGTTTTTCAAACGAGTGTTACCGGTGGTGCCTTGAATGTTCCCCGCAAACGTCGCGTCGCCGGTGGTGAGCGTGAGCTGCGGAGTACCTGCAATTGCCAACGCTATGTTTTTCCCAGCAATCGACTGATTCAGTAACGTGCCGACTGAATTGATGAATTGGAGGTAGCCGTTGAGGGTCGTGCCGTCAGCTTCGTAGCCAGCGAAATAGCCGGAAGCAGCAGCGATTTTGAAGCCCTCTTGCGTGTTAGATCGGACCGTCCCCGCAAACGTCGCGTTGCCGCTGACATACGCCGTCCCGTTCACCTGCAACTTCTGCCCGCCGTCGATGACCGTGCCGAGGAGGAGGTTGCCGTTATCCTTGAAGAAAAGCTGATTGCTGTTCGCGGTCAGCAAGATGCCGCCATTAGTGGTGTCCCGCTTGATCGTGTTGTACGTCGGGTTATTGCGGGCCAGCGCGAGGATGTTTCCTGCGCCGATGTAGAGATCGTTGTTGATGTCTACGATTGACGAAAACGTGCTCGTCCCCGTCCCGCTGACGGTGAGGTTGCCGCTCGTCGTCCAATTTCCGCCCAGATAACGGCTGCTCGGCACATTCCACGTCACCCCAGACGCAGGCAGCGTGATGTTGGCCGCGTTGCCGCTCGTGTCGTACCACACCAGCCCGCCGCCTGCTTGGGCCGCGTCGGGGGCGAGCAGGAGGCCGAGTGAAAACAAAGTGATATCACCAACGGTCGCAGCACCGGCTCCTGATTGATAAATTACAAATGTCGTCGAAGTGGCTGTAAATTCGCCGGTAATAGTTCCAGTAGTTGTAACTGTTCCATAACCAGCGCCAGAACCGGAGCCAATAAGTACCGATGTAGTGTTAGCCGAGATGCTTGTAACGTAGCGATACTTTTTACCAATAACTAAAAGATTAGCTCTAAAAATGTAGGAGGCGTCTGACGATAGATTTAGGTTACCGCCTGAAATAGTGGCGATTGATTTCGTCCAGTACCCTGTATCGCTGGCAAACGTAGAATTGTCGCCAGTAATCAGGCTCGTATTGCTCGCGCTGTTGTAATCCGCACCCGCCGGCGCACCCGCCTCATACAAGCTCACCACCTCCGACGCCGAGAGGGCGCGGTTGTAGGCCAAAACACCAGACAGGCCACCAAAGTATGTTAAGGAGGTTCCATCCGGTGCTGACCCAATCTTGCTAATAGCACTTGAGAAATTCAGCCCTAGGGTTTGTGAACCCGTAGCAACTCCGTTTTTGTAAACAGTTGTAACACCGCTAGAAGTTACAACTGCCCAAGCATCTGTTTTCCCAATGGTTCCACTTGCGTTGAAACTAGTAGATCCAGCGGAAACATCGTCTTGTCCCACTCCAATCGTTCCAGATGCGTCGAAATAGATAGCAAGCGCAGATGATCCGCCAGTAACGTGATTAATGGCACTTGGGAATGAGCTAGGATTTGACCAAAAAACAAAAGACCAGTTTCCAGTTCCAAACGCCGGAATGCTCACCGTAGCACCCGCCGTCCCATCAAACACCAGTCCCTGACGCGGCGCACGCGCAGACAGCGACGACTTCACGCTCGGACCGGAGGAGCCAAGAGTGACGTCAGAGAACGTCAGATTGGCCGTCTTGGCATTTAGCTTGCGGGTGCCATTGGTCGTTCCGTCGATGGCAATGTAGTCGTCCGACGCAAAGTCGGTAGCCGTCGTCGGAAGGGCGTTGATGCGAATATCGGCCATGTTAGGAAATAGCTATAAATTGATTGGAACTATTATCGACATACCTATCGCCAGCAGAAGTGATGAGTCCGTAAACCACATCAGGCTGGACGAAATACTTCCTGCTCATCAGCACATCACTCCAAAACTCCCTGTCGGCAAGCTCTGGCGTCACTCCCCTAGAGGAAGTGTACTGACGGGAAAGTATTGGAGTTTCAAACTGCATTACAGGAAATTGAGCTCCTGAATCTCGCAAACCACATCCGTCGAGTCATCACGGATGGCTTTGGCATTCAGGGCAAGCTGGCGCGGCCAGTAAGCCGTAGAGCCATCAGGATACTGGAAGCCAAGAGAAGTCGTCGGGTTGGTTGAGCCGTCCAACGTCACTCGGGCGTTGGCTCCCGTAAACTGCACAAACACATGGGTGGTGTTGGCGTTGAGCGTCCAGTTGATGACAGCCGCAGCCGTAGAGCCAATCGTGCGCTGCGTATGGGTGGTCCCACTCTGAGCAATGGCCTGAGAGGGAGTGTTGACAATCTTAGCGTTAGCCATGTGTTTATTCTAGCAGTTAGTTGCGCCGATAGGCTCGGCTCATGTGAGTGGAAATGCGATGGGCTAGGATGCCTACGGAACGGGTTACATCCACCTTCATCAACTGGTCTTGGAGGATTTGCTCCGCGACCTTTTCCTCAACGAGAGCCTTCTCGTTTTGGGCGTCAAGGCGGAGGAAGTCGGCATAGGTTCCATGCCCCAAGTACTCCTTCCACTCTTCAGGGATGTTCGTCGAAGCCGTCGTATAGGGTCCATCCCAGTCCTTTTTGTAGGTTACGAAGGTGGAGGTGGTAGGAGCCGTATCCCCCACCACATGGGCTCCCTGACTGTCCACATAGTACTCCACCTCAACAGAGGAATACTGGTAGAACGGCTGATAGCTCTTGTGGATACGGAGATAGGTGTCGATGGTGGACAAACCCGCTTGTGAGTACGGGATGATGTTGCTGTTAAGCGTAGCGGTGCCAGTACCAGACCCGACCCCCGTAGCCACAAAGACAACCCCCACCGTATTGGACTGAGCTCCGATGCTCGTCCAACTGGTGTTTCCAACTGTCAGAATCGTGTAGGTGTAGCCAATGACAAAGTTGCCCGCGCTAACCGTCGTAGTCTTGTAATTGCGCGACTCCCCCACCACCAACCACCTAGGCCAGAAGTCCGAAGCCTCATACGCCAGCCTAGCCCGACGATTGACTAGGGTGGTGATAAGCGTCTGTTCCTGCGACGTAAAGTCCGTGACTCCCGCCAGAGCCTTAACCTGATCGTAGATGGAAGTGTAAGTTACCTCTTGCATCAGATTTTGTTAGGAGCCAGATGGGGGAAACGCTTCTGGTAGTCCTTAATGAAGCCCTTATCGTGCATGGCCTCATGGCCGAACTTGCGGCGCATATTGAACCACTCCCAAGCCGGAGTGACAGCCAGACACCGCATATTCTTAAATCCAAACTTCTGGTGGTCTTTAATCTTCTCCGCCTCTTTCGCACAAATCTTCTCCCGCTCGCCCTCCCAAGCCTGTTTTAAGGCGATTCCGGTGGTAATCTCACGCATCAAAGCGCGGTTAATCTCACCATCCGAATACTTGGGAAGAGAGGTGATAATGTGCATAAAAAAGCCCGTGCGGCATTGTACCACACGGGCTTTTGAGAGGACTAGGTAGTATTAGGAAACCACCGTAATCTTGCCGTGGGCCAGCGGGCTAAACACCTGAAGGGCGATAGCTCCGTCCACGAACCCACGCTGACCGCCGCCCTGATCGGGAACGCGGGTCGAACCAAGGCTCATCAGTTCCGCAACGCCGACATAATTCGGGTTGAGGATGTAACCACGGGACGAATCGGGCAAGCACGCCGGATTGCCGTTGATGACGGTGATGATGCCGAAGTCGGAATCATAGGTGTTCACCGAGAGGGTGATCTCCTTGTCCGTCGCCATCTGGTTAACGTGATAGACGTTCTCGTTGGTGTTGTTGTCCGAACGAGCGTAGCCCGACACGGTGCGGCGGAGGGTCGTACCCGCAACCAGCGACAGCGCATCCACAGTACCCGTCTGGGTGAAGATGGAGGCGATGAGGCCGTTGAAGGCGTTCTCCGTCAGCGTGCTGGAAGCATGGATGGAGGCAGCAGGGGTACGGAAGTTCGACGGAACATCCGCAGGACCAGCCGAATCAAGCCAGTCGCCCAGACCACGGGTGACGTAGCGGGTCGAAGCACCATCCTCAACGGAACGGTCCTGATCGCCGCAGAGCGTCTTTTCCATGTCACGCTTGATTTCGCGGACAGCCTTCGCCTCAGCCTCGGCAATACGAGCCGGACCAACCGACTCAACAGCCTGTTGAAGCTGGCTCACCATGAAGTCACGGCGGAACAGTTGGATGTAGTTGCCCAGACGAGCGCGGCCAGCAAACTTGTCCGTATAGCTGGAAATGTCCGCACCCTCCTGAATGCCCGTCGAGGACGGGGTAGCCAGCACATCCACAGTCCACTCATTGAAGGTGGCGGTAGCCTTGCTCTTGTTGGCGAGCGAGAGGACCGGAGTCTCCTCGGGAGCCAGAATGGTCAGAACGTCCGTGAGGTCTTCACGGTTGGAAACGCCAGAACCGGGGTTCGTGACATTGTAGGTATTTGAAAAAGCCATGTTAGTTAGGATTTAGATAGTTGAAGAGCACGGATTGCTTTGAAGTCCTTGTAACTCCCGCTTTTTCCAAAGCGGTCGGAAAGGTCTTTCAGGGCCTTGGACTGACGGGTCTCAGGCTTATTGGAGTCCGCTGACTGGCTTACCACGGGAGACGGCGGGGAGAGTCGGGCCGTTGGCTTTGTCTCAACGGGACGACGGGCATACAGGCTATTCGCTGCATGGGCCAGCAGGTAAGGCAACTGCGGAGCGACATCAGGAAGCATCTTTTCGATGTTCTTCAGCCGCTCATCACTAATCATCGCCTCGTACTGCTTGCGGACATCATTGTCCTCTCCTTGGAGCCAAGGAAGCTCTGTCTTGGCCCTTTCAACAAGGGCTTCCTTGAAGGCTTTCCGCTCGTTGCTCAGTTTAATCTGCTTGTCCTGATCGGGCAAGAAGACATCCTTCGCTTTACGCGCCTTCCTCAACGCTTCCTTGATTTCGCGCTTGGTGTAGTCCTTGCCGTTGACGTTTGTCAGAACATCATCAGCACCTAGGTCCTCGCCCTTTTCGAGCAAGTCGTCGGCCCAGTCTATAACCTCAGCGACCTCCTGATACTTCGACTTCAGTTCGTCAGGATTGTCGATGTTGGCGTAAGGGTTGTCCTTCACCTTGGCTTCTAGCTGGTTTGAACCACGTTTCGCAAGCTCGGCTTGAAGAGCGGCCAGTTGTTCCTCGGCGGCTTTGCGCTTGGCTGTGAGTTCGCCAAATCGGGCGACAGCCTTGCTACCGAGTTTCTGGGCAAGCTCCTTAAGCTCTGCCTCACTCATGTTTTCCAGATCAACGTCCTTTGAAAGAACCTTCTGTTCCTCTTCGGGCTTGGGTTCCTCAGAATTTGGCTGGGGCTCTTCTTGCCGCGCCTCCTCCTTCGGTTCCTCTGGCTCGTTGGGAACCACCTCTTTGGGCTCCTCCTTCGGCTTTTCAGGCGATTTTGACACCTTTTGAGCCTCCGACATAGCCCGATACCGCATAGCGATGAGCTCGCTATTTGATATGTTTTTGACCACAGGTTTTTGGTCGGCTCCTGCGTTAGCCGATTGGACTTCGTTTGACATTATGGGTGCCGTCTTTACGCCACGGGCATTGCGAAGCCCGCATTGTAGCACCCTTCAGTCTAAACCGGCAGACCTTGCGCCTGACGCACCGCCCGCTTCATTAGAAGCTGATGATAGCCACACAGGGACAGTAGCTCGTCATACACCTGTATTTTGCCGCTAATCTCACGCAAACGGCCTTCTGGAGCCCTTTGTAGCTGTCCAATGGCGTTCTCACGTCCAGCCGCAATCCAGTCTAGGAGGTCGAGGAACTGCTCACGATCAGACAGAAAGGCAATCTGCTGCTCAAGAGGGTGTTTACGATTGAAGATGTTCATACGGAAAGTAGGCAACAGAAGTTTGTGCTTGACAAGACTTTTGTCACCCCCCTACAACCCCCCTTTCTTTTGGGGGTTTCTTTTAAAATTCAGTAGTTACCTTGCGGACCTACTGCATATTCTGAGTGGTCATCCCACCCATCTGTGCAGGAGCGGTTCCAATACGCCCAATCTGAGCATTTTGCATCTGAGTGAGCGCAAACTGGTACTGCTGGGCATACTTCTCCAGACGACCACGGAAGGCTTCATCCTGCTGGAGACGCTGAGCCACATCAGGCTGGGCCACATACTGCTGGATGACCTGTAGGGCAATCTGAGCACCGTTGGGACGAGCGGGCATTTCAATGCCAGCAAAAATCTTGGAGAGGTCGTCCGTGACCATCTTTACAACCTGCTGGGAAGCCTGTTCTGCGGGCTGGAGGATGGCGTCGGCCATGATGGGGTCAATGGCAGCGGCCATAGACTCCAATAGGCTATCCGCATTGATGCGGCCATTCTTGTCCAGTTGCAACAGATTGACAAACTGACCAAGGCGAGCCTCCTGCGTATCAGGATCGTTGTTCAGCACATCAAAGCTTATTTTGATGTCGAAGTCCTCATCAGGGTTGCCCTTGTCGAAACGCATGGGATCAGCCACTCCCGTGACGCGGAAGAACACCTGATCGGGGCCGAACCTCTGGTAGCACTTGAACGCCATCTTAATGACATCCTGTGCGTGGGAGAGGAACTTGTTGACGAAGTACTGCTGACGAATCGGAGAAAGAGGATCGTCAACGGCTAGGCCGACAATCTTGTCCGCAGCCCCAATCATCGTCCGCTCCATCTCTACGGAGCCCGGATTGTACGGAGGGGTGGGTCCAAAGCTGATTTCTCCCGCACGACGGATCGGGATATAACGACCCGGACCATAGTCCGAGGGAGCGTTGCCCGGAGGATGGAGGATGGGAGGGAGGGTCGCCAGACTGTTACGGTCGGTGCGGCTATCACGCTCTGCCTTCACCTGATCCTGCGGACCACGCAGAAGGTCGGAGAACGTCTGAAGCTCGTACATCCGCTTGGAGTCGTTGCTTAGACGGGTGACAACGAACGGATAGTCGTTGTAGCCGTTCAGAAGCTCAAACTTGGCGTAGCCTTTAACTTCGTTCGACCCAGACCACTTGGGATGGAAGATGGTGCAGTAGATGCCCTCAGAGCCATCCTCAGAGTCGATGAGACGCTGGAAGCCGTAAACCACCTCAATGAGCTCGTTGGCGTTGTACTGCTGGCGATAACGCCCATACGACAACCCACGGGTGCCGTAGACGCTCTCCAGATTGTAGGTGTTTACGCCGCGATACTTGGAGCAGACGTGTTCCGCCCAAGACTCATCCCATCCATCAGACGTAACGCGGGACAAGACCTCCTGCACGGACAGGAAGGTGCGATAGAAGACGAACGGAGCACGCTGCGGGTCGATGCAGTAGGACGGGAAGAACACATCCCCGTCAGGAGCGCAGGTCTGCAAGAACGGACGATCAACAGACAGACGGCTTACAGGGATTTCTCCGACACCCTTCTCACGAAGTTCCTTCAGAGCCTTCTTAGCCCGCTTGTCCACCAGATCGGGGTAGACGGACTTGAACATCTTGATGATGTCGTCGTCGTTCTTTCCTTCGATGATGAGCCGAGCCAAGTCTGGCGAACTCACCGCAATCTGGTTCAAATCAATCTTCTGGAGATACTTCTTCTCCATGCGCTCCCAGCCGATGTAGGTAATCATCAGCCCACGCTCAAGGAAGTAGTTGGCTCCCAGTTCCATCTCCTGACGGAAGCGGGGGATGTAGGAAGCCACCATCCACTTAAGGAAGGCAGAAACAACGCGAGCCCGTCCCGTGTCCGAATGCTCGGTCGGATAGGCACGGATGTTCGCCCTAGCCAGAGACGACATGAAGAGCGAAACGTAGTTGTTGATTCGCTCGTCAATGATGCGGGCCTCCGTATCAGAAGCCCCTTCCCACGGGAAGGCGTCCGCCCCATGCTTACGCATATCGGTGGACTTACCCGGCCAATAGCAACGGCGGTTGTCTGAGCTACTGATACATTGGTTGAAGTAGGTGGAAAGCTCGCTTAGGGTACGATCATACGCACCGCGCAGCGCAACCACGTCTGGACCTTCTTGGTCAACGAATGTCAGGGCGTGTTGCGACTTGGTTTCTTGCATAGGCTTGCTGGGAATGATAGCATTCCTTAGCGTGTGAGAGGGCGTTCTTTATGATGTTAGTGACGTACTCTTTGGGTCGGCCAATCCTGTCCGCCAACTCGTCTGGAAACATCTCCACATGGCTTCCAGTTTGCGCCATCCTCACATACTCATAGGCTATTAGCCTGTCTGAATGAGCCAACAACCACTTCTTATCGGTTGTTAGATCAATGGGGTTGGCCTTCGACATAGCGATAGGAGACACCCGTGGAGTCGGATATAGCCTCAACTTGGATGAATTTGCCTTCAAGTTTGCCAGAGAGGCGACGGGGAATAGCCACCGCAATCTTGCCTAGGTCCTTGCCCGGAGCCACACAGAACACCCATTGAGGGTTCTTGGCTTGCTGAACCACTTTAGCCAGAAAGATGTCAGTCTTCTGCGGGTCTTCCATGACAGGCTCGGGAATGTCTTCAATCGGAGCCTTAACGGTGGGTTTGATTTTCTTCTTCATTAGTAGCCTCCTCGCGTTCCAACCTTGGTTTGCATTGATTCTGGGGAAACATACCCAACTCCGCTTACTGCTAGGTAGCGGATCACATCAATCGGGTCCTTCCATGCCTCATCCTGTCCACCCTCAGCCGTGTACTCCTGTAGGGCTGAGATGATGTTCTGGCAGCGTTCAGAAATGTAGAAGTGGGGTCTATTGATGGAGTCTATCGGATTCTTCTTGTTGTAGGCAAACTTTGTTTGCAAAGCCTGAATGCCATCCTCAATGTCAATGCCGGGAGCAGGGATGAATACCAGCCCCGCATCCGCAAGGTCTTCTATAATGGACGATGCGCCGTCTTGTGTCTGATATTTGGCTGCACCTAGACGAGGGTCGATGAGTCGCTCAAAGATGGTGTCCTTGGTTTCGGACTCCATGCTGGTAATTAGTTCAACGTAGTCTTTTATTCCGTAGCCCAGCCCCTTGGCTCCTTCTCCGCTGGACCACTTACCTCCAGACCACTTGGCCCAATCCCCTACGTTCGTGTCGGGCCATTCCCGATAGACATACCAAGTGTCCGTCTCATCAATAGCCACCCAGCACATGAACCAGTTCTTCCTGCCAGCAGGGTCCAAGATCATGTACTTGGTCTTCCCCTTCAGATCAATCTTCTCATGGGGAACTACATTAATCTCCCGCGAGAAGTTGGGGAACTTGGTGGACATCGACTTGGTGGCGATGCCATAAGCTCGGGTAAGAATCTCAGGCTCTGGCCTACCAGCTAGGTCTTTGGAGATGCGGTCATAACCACCGAAGGGATTGTCCCTACTGTGGAAGTAGATGATCCCTGCATCCCTGTTCTTGGATCGTTGCAGGTAAGGAACCGAACGCCCTCCCAAGAGCTCTGCTTGTTTGCTTCTGATAGTTTCGGCGGATTGGACGTAGTCTCTAACGACCTCTGTGTAGCCGTCGATAGGAGTGAAAGTGACCACCAGCTTGCTATTCCGAGTGGCAAGGCGAAAACGAAGAGTAGCAAGAAGCTCAGGCCCGACGAGATATTCGTCACACCAAGCCCCAATGTTAAGCCACTTAGGATCGCGGCACCCAAGCTCAGCACCTTCAAGAATAGTGTCATTGTTGAGGAATTGTGCATAGGTTTTGAAGATGATGGAGCTCTTACTGCCGGGAAGGATGAGCGAGGACTTACTAAAGCCATTCTTTCTCGTATAGGACACGTTCTCCTCAGTTCCTAACACCTTCACCCTGTACTCCTCTGGCAACGCATCGTATACGGCACTCTGCTGCTGACGGATGGACACATCCGCATTCTGGGCAAAGCACATGATGGTGGACTGTGGATTCTCCACCGCAGCCCTTACGACGGCGTGAGCCGCCCAGCTTGTCTTTCCACTACGATTGCCTCCGCTCACCAGAAGCTCGGAATGCGTAGACAGCAACTCCTCCGCGTCCTTCCAATGGGGGAGCTTCCACCCATACCTGTACGGATCGCGTTTGCTATTCGCGATGGCCGAATGGTAAACCTCATGGAGCTTGAGAACGTCCTCTGGGGACATAGCCGCCAACTCCGCATCGGTCGGCGGACTCAGCACCTCATGCCTTTCCCAAACCAAACTCACTTAGGGCCGTCCTTGTATTTAACCCCGTCCCACTTCTCACCATCAATCAACCACTCGAAAATCTCCTCACGGCTTAAGTCCGTAGCCTTGCAGAGAGCGTTGATGGCACGGCTCAGCAGAATCTTCTGAAACTCAAAAGCCAGCCTCTTATTCTTGTTGGGTAGGTTCATTTGTTACGTCCTTCGTAATAACTTCCATAGAACCAGCCTTGAGCTTGGCCCTAGCCTCCTCAATCGCTTTCATGGCGTCCTCTAGGCTAGGAGCCGCCGTCTTGTGCTCAATGGTCACTTTGTTCTCCCCCATAGCCGACAGGAACTTGTCCTGAGCTATCCCCCAAGGAAGGGTTAGGTCCCTGATGTTAGTCCGCGCCAACTGCTCAGGGTCCTCCGCCAACATCCGCATCTTCTCCTTCTGAAGAAGCCTTAAACCCTCCGCAATCTCCAGAGCATCCTCCGCCAGCATAGCCCTACGCTCATCCAACACCATCTTGTGCCTAGCCTTTAGCCGACTAACCGTCTCCCATGTCAACCCCGTAGCCTTACTCACCGTATGGAAGCTGTCCCCATTAGCCAGCATATCCAGAGCCTTAACAGCCGTAGCAGGGTCACGCCTCTCCAGATAGTTGCCCTTCCCGTTGCCATTGTCAGCAACAGACTTAGCCAAGTCACTTATCTTCTTCCTTCCCATATCTCCTTGTGACTCTGTTACACCCGCGAGACAAGCATTTTTTCTGTAAACAAAAAGCAAGTCTAATAAGCCTATCTACCAACAACTTACAAACTCCCTTTAAGAACTAGTGTAACTTTTCACCTGTTTCTTCCGTCATCTAATACAGGTTTATAGAACTGGGTTTACTTGTCGCATGAGGTGGGTCCTTTTAGAATTTTTTTAAAAAGGCGGATGGACCAATCCCAATTTAACCCACCCCCCCCTAGGTAAAACCCCCTCCTCCCCTAGGGGAAACACCCTAGGAAATGGGTGGGAAATACCCCAGAAATGGACTAGGGTAAACACCCTGGGGGAAATTCCCCAGTTGCTATAGCGGAATTGCTATACGCGAGAGACTATTTGCTAAAGGGGGTGAATGGGTTGCCAGAGCCTATGCAAAGCAGATATGGAAAGCGGGTGAAATTGCCATAGGCTGTGGAGGCTCTATTCTTTCTGCTCCTGTTCTCCTGTGCATCTGGAGCTCTGGGGCGCGGCTGGAGGTGAGCCCGGGAGAAGGTGGGCCGGGGGCGATCTGGAGCGGCTGGAGGGGCTCAGGTGGGCGGCGGTGTGAAGAGGACTCCGCAGGTCCGGCGGCTGGGCGATCTGGGCGCGGTGTGGAGAGGTATAGATGCGGCTTGCCAGCATGGCGGCTCTCTGCTCCTGATCTGGGCCGGGGCAACAGCCCCACAACAACAACATAACACAACAGATGAAAAACACGTTCGAAAAATACGTTCGCGGCTGGGCTCAGGCTGTGGCCGCTTGTGAAGATGGACGCTTCAGCGTTCACAGCGGGATGCCAGCAAACTCCACCACGGCGCGGGCTGTGGTCCGGCGGCTCCTGATCCAGAGGGGCTTCCCGGAGGATCAGGATTTGGCGAATTGCGCGGGCTGGGCTTGTGATCTCTTTTTCTGTTGCCCGGAGGGCTGGGACGACGCCGGTGTCATATATCTGCCGCTTCTGCGGTTCAGGGTCCCGGGAGACCGGCGGCTGTGGGCGGCTGTGCTCGTGTCCGGGCTGGACCGGGAGCTCCGGCGGGCGATGTGGGCGATGGGTCACTCGACCGTGGTGCGGCAGGCGGCGAGAATGTGGCGGCAACAGTTCCCGGTGCCGGAGCAGGAGGAGCGGACGTTTCTCCAGAGGATCAGGGCGAAGCCGCTCTGCCCGGCGACGTTCCGTTATGACCGGGCGGTGGGTGTGGAAATCGAATGCTTTGGTGAGGTGTCCCGGAAGGCTCTCTCTGAGGCTCTGCCGCTCTGGGCAGGCGTGACGGGTGACGGCTCGATCAGCCCAACGGAAGGCAGCGCACACGAGGTCCGGGTGCTGCTCGTGCGGCGTGAACTGGAGCCGCGACTCTTCCGGCTGTGCAAGCGGCTGGAGGCTCTGGGGCTGAAGGTGAACCGCTCCTGCGGGCTCCACGTCCACTTGGACCAGCGCGGCCAGACAGAGGCGCAGGTGGAGAAGCGGGCAAAGATCATGGATGCTTGGCTCTGTGCGCTTCAGGAGCTCGTGCCAGCGTCTCGCCGGGAGAACAGCTACTGCCGCTTTGGCACCTCGTGGAAGGATCGCTACCGGGCGGTTAATCTGTGCGCGTTCTCAGCGCACCAGACGCTGGAGGTGCGGCTCCACTCCGGAACGACAGACTACACCAAAATTCTGGCGTGGGTGCGTCTGCTGGAGTTGCTGGCGGCTCTGAGGACGAAACCAAAGCCCGGCGGATGTGTGGCGGTGCTGGAGCAGTTGCCGCTTGCGGCGCATGATCTGGCGTATTGGCGGAGCCGTCACGCGGCTCTGAACCCGCACCTGTACGGC